GTGTTTGACCCAGTACCGCCGCCGCGAACTCGGATTGCCCCCGCGACATCCGCATAAGCGGTCAACTGGAAGCCGCTGTCCGGCGAACTCGTCCCAATACCCAGACCTGTGGAGGTCAGGCGCATTTGTTCGCCGCCACCACGAATCCATGCCAAGTCGGTTGCGGTGGTTGTTCCGTCATAAATTAAACCCGTGCCGCCTGTGAAGCGCTGCCAAATGTCAGTGCCTCCAGCATTGCTGCTCCATCTAAACGTACCAACAAGGTCAAGCGGAGCGCTGGGAGAAGACTTCCCAATTCCCAAATTTGTCCCATCAAACGTCAGCGCACTCCCCGTGGTCAGGACTTTGGAGCCGTTGAGGTACGGCACACCATTAGCAGTGCCAGCCGACAGCGTGAGCGCAGCTGAGAACGCAATGTCCCGAGGGACGACATAGGTGTCGCCGGACTGAGCCGCCTGGATCTGCGGAACGGCGGTATTCAGTAACAAAATTTCGTATGCTGGTGGCATGGTCAAGCTCCTAAATGTTTCCAGACTTTACGGTTTTTCACCATGCTAATCAGCCCAGGTGTGACACCGTATTGTGTAGCCAAAGCGTAGCAAGACCGATCATCTTGCCTGATTGAAATGACTTGTTCTTCCGTTAGTTTTGCTCTTGCAGCTTTAGACCCAACAGCATAACTGTTAGGCTTTCGTACAGAACGATCAATCGCATTTTGCTTGTGATCTCCAGCATACAAGTGATGCGGATTTACGCATCTTGCATTGTCGCAATGATGCAAGACAAGTTTGTCTTTTGGGATTTCACCATTAAAAAACTCGTATGACAGACGATGCGCTCCATAGGTTTGACCGTTTATGTTGAGTCGACCGTAGTGAAGTTTTGTAGTCAAAACATTACCAGTCCACAACCAGCACTTGTCCGGCTCGTCAACCTCAAGCGACTCTGCAAACGCTTGAAACAGGCTTTTCTTTGGCATTTCAAAAGAGCCGTACCGCCGCTGCCGAGTGTAATGCATCCAACAAAGCGACCTTTGCTTTGTCTCTTTGGCGCACCCCGGAGCAGAGCAAACAGCCATGATTCACCTCAAATTGGGTAATACTCGGTTCCGTCGCTGGTCTTAGCAGACGATGCAACCGTGTAGTCAACACCGGAAGAATCTCTCACCGGCAGACCGATGGAATAGTTGTTCCCGGATGAATCCTTCACCACAAACGGTGCGCCAGGAACCGGAATATAGCCACCCATCGACCTAAGATTAGGCAGCTTGAGATTGAGTCCGAGCAGCATTAGATCAGCCCAACAATGTTGCTGGCAGTCGTTCCGGTAGACCACACCCTCTTTGCCATCACCGGCAGGATGACACCAGCAGGGACATTGTTGAACGTCACCGCTCCACCACCCGTGTCGCTGATACGCAGATTGCCTGATCCACCAACGTAGATGGCGCGAACCGGCTGAACAAGATCGGAGTCAGCAGGAGTGATTGCAATGCAGTTGACAGCGCAACTGTCAGGTGTAGTAGAAAAAGGAGCAGCCATCGTTAACTCCAGTAATTTGTTGATTGACTAGCATTTTGCCATGAATTAGCCACTTCCGCAGTGCTAGACCAAGAGTTGGTTTCGACAGGATCATCTGCCCAATTTAACACCGTGATCACCACCAAACCACTGCCTTGACCAGCACCCAGAAAACCACCAGCACCCCCACCGTAGTTGGCTCCACTACCACCGCTCTGTAGCCCTCTGGAACCACCACCACCTGCACCTGGGCCTGCTTGCAAGCCAGTTGCACTGTCAACCCAAATGACTTCCATTGATCCATTGGAACCCCTACGGAAGTCCCCTCCAGTGGATGAAGCATAACTGCCACCACCACCACCGCCATTCGTGCCAGCAGACGCTAAAACAGTCTGCGTTCCAACAGCACCACCACCAGTGTTCAGTCTGTTGTTCCCGCCATTGCCACCAGCTAGAGCAGTCGCAGCTTGACCAACAAACCCACCGTTTGCCGCACCACCACCACCAGAACCATCGACCGTAGAGTTAAATCCGTCCCCACCGTTTGCACCTGCCCCATTCGGGCCAGCAGCACCACCACCACCACCGCTACCACCTGTCGAGCCAGTGCCTATCCCGCCATTCCCACCCGAGTAAACAACATCACCAACACACTCAGATGCGTTCCCTCCAGCACCACCGTTCAAACCAGTAGCACCACCCTTGGCAACTAAACCTAAACTCTTGTTGTTTGGAGGCTCGTTGGTTTGTGTGTTCAGCCAAACATCAAACCCTTGTGTTGCCACTGATTGATACGCAACACACTGATAATAGACCGTCTGCCCAGGAGTGACATTCAGCAGATTTACCCTGGCATACGCACCACCTCCACCACCATTGGTGCTGCCAGTCGCACCCTGACCAATTGCCTCAACCATGATCTGTCTGACATTTGCAGGAACAGTCCATGTCCCAGAAAGTGTCTCAATATCGATCCTAGTTGGAGGCAATATGATCGTTGTCATCTGGATGCAACGCGCATGGTAATCGGTGAGCCACTAAACTCCGCTCGATCATCTGACACAGTAAGAGACTCCAAACCTTTGCTGAACAACGCTGCCCAGGTCTGCAATCGAGCATCGTTCATAAGATACGGTTCTGCCTCTGTTAAAGACCCGTAAAGCAGCAAATCAGGACAGTTGGTAGTCCACACATTAGTTGTGTTGGAGTCGCTCAAAAACGCTGGAGCAGCGTAATAGAGCATATACACCTCATAGTTCGTATCAGGCACTGGAGACATCTGAATCTCGTTTGCCAGCAGCGTATAGAACTGAGGTCTACCGGACTCAGTAGTCCTGGTGTTGCGAGTAAAGATTGATGGTGATTGATACGTTAACGGCTGTTCTGGGTTTGTGGATAAGTACAGATTCCGCATCTCCAGAAAATCTGATGGCAGTTGAACTGTAGAGTCTCCACCAACTGATGTGGTGTAAGACAATTTCAGCATCTGACGAATACGAACGTCTCTGCGTAAACGAATCTCTGCAAGCTGGATGAAGTCAGGGATCTGACTACTTAGATCGCTTCTTGCGAGATAGTTTGCGACTGCTGTTTGCAGGTCGCTGTAAGTTGCTAGGGCCATGTTTTACGTCATCCCATCCAAAGGTCTTGACGCCAATATGTCCGATGTGCATTGACAGTTCATGGTCAACAAACACCGGAATGTCATTCTCCATGCACCGGACGCAGAATGTCACATCCTCACCGATGACATTGCCGTGATCAGTCCAGATGACATCAAACCACGGTCTAGGGATCTTCTCAAACACTTCCCTGTTGACAAGTGTAACCGCAAAACCCACTGCGGTCACCTGTTCAACACCCTTCTTACCCCTGCTTTCAACCTTGTGCCAGACCTGTTTCGGTTCTCCTGGCTTACCGTTGAGCATCTCCCGCTCAATATTAAGGTTCAACGCAGTCGGCAGAATCGGTTCTCTGCGCGTTGTAGCGTTAACACCGCAGATCGGTACTTGCCTCGCCTGGAGGATCTCCAGCGTGTCAGCAGGGAACCGCTGATCAGAGTCAATCCACAGAACTTGGTCTGCACCCCATTCCAGAGCTTCCTGCGCCAGTTTCTCCCGCTGAGTGAAGATCAGCGTTCCTGGCATTTGCAACAGTTGTATTTCGTTCTGACCCCGTTTTGCCTCATATCCGACCAACCTTGCTAGGTCAAAACAGAATCCGCTCATCACCTCGTCCCTGCATGGGACACAGATTGCAACCTTCATGCTCCTCCTTACACGCTTCCTGGGTAAGTCCTCCAGACTCGGTTGTCAGGGTCATTCAACCAAGCCTTAAATCGTTTTTCGTCTGTCACCATGAATCCACGCATGATGCCCATCTTGTTGAGGACATCGATCACCGTGTCTGGAATCCTGGCAATGTGGGTCATAACATTGTCAACCTTCTTGGTTGCAGCGTTGACCTGTTGTTTGTTTGCTTCGACGATCTCAGACACATCCTGCTTTGTGGTCAGGATAACTTGATCATCTTGCAGTGTCGCTACGGTGTAGCGAGTCTCGCTAATGCTGAATAAGTCTTTCATGCAAAAAGAGGGAGCAGGTTTCCCCACTCCCTCCCATCAGTCGTTACTGATTAAAGCGCCGGATTCAAGTCAGCCACGATACCGTGAGCAGCCTCGTTCCGCATCTCCAGCGTGAACTCAGCGAGCAACTGAGTCTTCTCAGCATCGCCGGTCTTAGCCAGATCATTCGTCGCAAACGGACGCAGATACGCAACCGCAGCGTACTCAGGATCGAGCAGCAGTGCATCCCTGGTACGCATGAAGCGATCCGGGGTGACCGACAGCGTTCCAAAGTCGCTCATGTAGACATCAGCCGCACCAATAATCGTAGTGGGTTGGTCACCAGGAGCCATGTAACGCTGTGCTGCGATACCCGCGAAGCTCGACACCTTCTGCTTCAGACCGCTGTTGACCACCAGCAGTTTCGGATTGCCACCAGAAACAAACACCTCGGCAACAACATCCTTCAGCAGCGTCTCGGTGAAGGTTCGGGTAGCACCATCCGAGCGAGTCGAAACACCAATCGTCGTGGGATCAGTGCCGGACGTACCAGCGGAAGTGTTGGTCTTCAGCCAGGACAGAATCGCACCGAGTTTCCGAGCAGTAGACGATGAACCAGCAGTCTGCCCTTGGTTGGCAGTGATGATGGTTTCCATGTCACGCTTAAGCTCAGACGCAGCCTTGGAAAGCTGATACGCCTTCTCCGACTTCCGGCCAGCCTTGTTAACGGCTTCCAGCGTGTTGGAGATGCTGATCGTCTTTTGCACGATCTGCGTATAGTTGCCAAGACGAACAGTAGGACTGATCGTGGTAGCAACCGCGTCTGCCCCTTCGACGGCTGCATTCGCCGTCGTCGCGGAGGCAAGCGAATCACTCTGCCACTCGTGATAAACAGCAGTCGCTTTGGTGCGAGCCAGGGTGGACAGGATCGGGGTTTCGGTCGGACTAATGTCGTAGATGACATCAATCAGGTCTTCGCGCATACCGATTGCGCTGTGTGCGGTAAAAGTGCTCATTTCAAAATCCTTACAGGAATCGTTCAAAAATGGCAGCAGCGTCTCGCGCTTTGCCGGTCTTTTTCAGGACTTTGCGCTGATCACGGATTGACTGCTCTTCTGTGTTCACCGGCCTACTGGTTCCCGGTTTCAACACTTTCGGAGCTTCTGCAACCTTCTTCTGGACACCCGGCTTCTGCGACAGAAGTTTGTCGTACTGCGCGGCTTTCCAGAGAGTCAATACAGCGCGTGAATCGTAAACCTGGGCAAGTTCCTGATCCGTGAAACCGAGTTGTTTGGCGTAAGTCCTGATTTCGCCTCTGACCGTTTCACCCTTCTGTGGATCTGCAAACTCAGGGATCGCTTGAGCCAGCTTCTGCTGTTCCTCGGCAACGATGCTCGCAAGTCTCTGCTGATGCTCCGATTGTTGCTGGTAGGCAATTCGTTGCTGTTCTGCTTGGACTGCTGCTAGTTGCTCTCGGCGTTGCTGCAACTCTGCGACTCTGACTGCGTATCCGATTGGATCAGATTCTTTCAGTGCCTCAAGGTTCTCTCCCTTCGACTGTTCTGCCAGCACCTGCTGAATAGCTTGCAGACGCTCGGCATACTGATCTCGGAGAGTTTTCGCTTGCTCGACAGCCTGTCTCT